TTGCGATTTGATGCAATTCCAGCCTTCAGCTTGTATCTATGGTGCAATCTAAGGTTAGTTAATCATAAACATTGGGAGACCCGTAAGTCTCCCTTTTTTTTACTATGCCTTATTCATACAACTATTTCAAAGATGATTTTAAAGATCATCTTATTCATAACTTCTCATCTAACATTAAGATTTTAGATGTTGGACCAGGTTCGGGAAGTTATTACGATTTGCTTTGCAAAGATTTTACAAGTATTGATGCGGTTGAGATTTATTCTCCATATATTGAGCAGTTCAATTTGAGAGATAAATATGTCAATGTTTACAACCAAGACATTTTAGAATTTAATTATAACGATTATAGATACATCATATTAGGTGATGTATTAGAGCATTTAAGTATAAGAGATGCTCAAAATTTACTTGCTAATATTACTACGAAAGGTATATATTGCATGGCGGCAGTACCTTACTTAATGGAGCAAGAAGCAGTTGGAGGTAATGTGTTTGAGGTGCATCAACAAGCTGATTTAACGCCATCAGTATTTAGTGATAGGTTTCCTATAATGGAAACTTTTAAATTAAACGAAAAGTACGGTTTATACTTTAATTATAACTTTTTATGAATATAGTTTGCTCAATTCATCTTTATCCTCCTCAGCATAATTGTGGTGCTGAATGGATGCTACATCACATCAATAAAGACTTGATAAGTAAAGGACATAATGTAAGAGTGCTTTTGCATCAAGCAAATCATTATAAGATTAAAAATAATTATGTCTTTGATGGTGTGGATGTTTTTCCGCCAAGTGAGAACGTAGTTGACAATTTAATGCGTTGGAGTGATGCAGTAATAACCCATTTGGACTATACAAGATGGACAGTAGGAGCTGCTAAACTTTATAAAAAACCAGTTTTTCATCTTATTCATAATAGCCATCCTTACCCAGAAATCATTAACGCAGAACGCAATCAACACGTTGTGTATAACTCTTTATGGCTAAAAGAGAAATTAAATTACAAATGGGATAACTTTATACTAACGCCTCCCGTTGACTATCGGATTTATGACCTTAAGATTGACCCAGCGAAGAACGAATACATTACTCTGATTAACACCAACGAGAACAAAGGCGGAAAGATATTTGAAGAAATTGCTCGTGCATTGCCAAATAAGCGATTTTTAGGCGTTTTGGGGAGTTATGATCAGCAAATGACATCTAGCCTTCCAAATCTAAAATTAGTGCCTAATACGCCCGATATTGCGCAATACTACAAGCAAACAAGGATACTATTAATGCCTAGCGATTATGAGAGTTGGGGCAGAACGGCAACCGAGGCAATGTGCAGCGGAATCCCCGTTATAAGCTCTATGGCCGAAGGGTTGGTTGAGAACTGTGGGAAAGCCGGCATATTTATAAAGGATAGGAATGATATTAAAAGCTGGGTTAAGGCAATTACTGAACTGGATGACGCCAAAAAATATAGTGAGGCATCCAAAAAAGCAAAAGAGAGATCAAGAGAGCATGACCCGCGAAAAACGCTTGATGAGTTTGAGGCCTGGTTCAGAGAAATGGTTAATAAATATAAGTAAGTATGGCGATATATATAAACGGAACGGCGATCTTAGCTGATGGGGTCGTTGAACCAGTGAGCTTAACTGACGCAAAGAATTGGATGCGAATTGATTATACATCAGATGATACTTTAATACAATCACTGATCAATGCTTCAAGAATACATATTGAGAAACTAACTGGGGTAGCATTTGTAAATAAGTTGCTTAAAAGCTATATTCAGACAACTGGCTATGAGCCAAGTGTTTGGATGGTAGATTTGCCTTACGGACCAGTTATTTGCATTGACAGTGTTAAAATAAAAACTGGCATAAATAGCTGGGAATCACTTACTAAGAATGATGACTATGAGGTGATTGCGGGCAAATTGTGGCTTTATACTCAAGGCAATTATGAGGTGCAATACCAGAGTGGTTATAGCTCGGTTCCAGAGGACATTGCTAGTGATATTTTAGCTTTGGTGGCTTGGCAGTACGAGAACAGAGGCAAGAAAATGAATGCTGACCCAGCTACATTGCTTAGTCAATATCCTAACTGGGATGGCTTAAATTATCATCAATATAAAAAGGTAGTTATTTAATGGCTGACGGTATATTTTTTAAAAATCAAAATGCAGCATTTGATAAACTTTTCAAAAACATAAAAAATGCTACTGAAAATCTTATCAATGAGCTTGATGCTGAAATGGATGCTTCTGTAACCGAAATGGCTACAAAAGCAAAACAAAAAGCACCAGTTGATACTGGTTTATTAAGAAATAGTATTACTACTAAAAAGGATAGCCAATTATCTTATAGATTAAAATCAGATATTAGATATGCTCCTTATGTAGAGTTTGGTACTGGTCCAGCAGCTAAGCAATATACTCCTACATTAGAAGAAGATTGGAAAGAATATGCTTGGTTATTTAAAAGTAAAAAAAGAGATGGGCATACTCCAGCTCAACCATTTTTTTATCCATCAGTAAGGGAAGTGTTTCCTATAATGATTAAAAGAATGGAAAATATAATTAAAGAATAATGAAAGATTGCTCAAATAGTGTTAGAACGATTTATGTAAATGCTTTAAATGGCAATATTACATATAATGGTAAAGATGTGCCAGTTTATGGGCAAGATCCATTTAAGACATTACCTAAAAACTATGTTATTATTTCATCCATAACAGAGCAAGCAAATAATACAAATAATACGTTTCAAAATATAGTACAAGTAGATATAGACATATTTAGTGAACAATATAGAGTTAATGATTTATCAGTAGTTGATAATATATCTGGGCAGATTTTAAATATCTTAATTCCAGATAGTCAGATAGATGGATTTCAAGATTCTGACTTTACAGTTTACCCAATGTCTAGGATAAATTCTTTATATTTACCTTTGTATAATGGCGACAATTATGTAGCCCGAAAAATTATAACAATAAACAATTTAGTAAACCAAAAATAAAACAACAATGGCACAAGTACAAGGTTCTTTACAAAACATCGAGATTGACGTAGCTGGTGGTTCGTCATATAAAAACCTCGTATGTTTGCGTACATCTAGCGTAAATTCTACGGTAGATTCAACCACCGATCAAACAAACTGTGGAGTTCTTACTGCGGTAGGTGAGCCACAAATGAGCTTAGATTTTGATGCAATTTGCGAAACTGCTCCCACAATTGCTCAAGTATCTTATAGCTCATTGCTTACAGCATTTGCTAACAAAACTCTTGTTACAGTTAGAGTTCAGAATCCAGTTGTTTCTGGTTCAAGTGCTGGTGCTGCATATTACCATCAATTTGCTGGTTATATCACATCATTGACAATGAATCAAGCAACAACTGAATTTGTAAACTTTTCTGGAACAATCGCTTCTACTGGCACAATTGACGTAACTGTTTAATTATGAATTATACTACTATTACTATTGATGACAAAAAAATTGGCATCAAATTCGGAATGGCTAGCTTTCGCTACCTTTCTGAGAAATTTTCTACTGGTGTTGGTTTTGATAATAATGAATTAAATGAGATTGGCATAGCTCATATTATATATAGCGGCTATTACAATAATTGTTTAATTAAAGAGATTATACCAGAATATAATTTAGAGTTTTTTGTAGATGCAATTGAATTTAATATAAAAAATGAAAGTTTTTTATTGCAAATACAAGAAATAATTAAATTATGGAGTGAGAATGAATTTATAAAAGAAACGCAAACACAATCTGAAACAAAAAAAAAGATTACTCGTGGGAAGAAATAGAAAAGTTTGCTTTTGGGGAACTAAAATTGCTTCCTAACAATTTTTATGGTATTAGTCCAAGACATTTTTCATTAATGTTAAATGGACATAATAACCATAAGCTAGATCAATATAAACTTGTTAGGATGATGATGTTTACAATGGTGCGGTTAATGGCTGATCCAAAAACTGCACCTAAAACACCAGAAGAACTTTGGGAATTACCAGGTGATGAAGAAGTAACAAAAATAGACGAAGAGGAATATAAGGAAATATTTAAAAGATTGGCAAAATGAACATTCCAGGATTAGACATAATCATTCAGGCCAATGCCGATCAATTATTAGCAGCTATAAATCAAGCTACTGCTAAGATAGAAGAATTAGGTAAAAAAATAAATTCATTACCTAGCGGAGATAAACAATTTAATAAATTATCTAGGGAATTAGCTAGGACAACAATAACTCAGCAAAATCTTATTAAGTCCTATGAAAAATTAGGCACAGAAGCACCTCCAGTTACTCAAAAAGTAGAACAATTTACGAATTCATCAAGGAGTGCTAGAATTGCGGTAAGTAGTTTATCAGTTGCAATACAAGATTTACCATTTGGATTTATCGGTATTCAGAATAACCTTCCAGCAATTATACAAAGTTTTGGCAATCTAAAAACTGAAACAAACGGATTAAAAGGATTTTTTGAAGCATTAAAAGGACAATTAATTGGACCAGGCGGTTTGTTTTTAGCATTTAGCGCTGGTACTGCAATTATTACAAGTTTAATTCAAAAATATGGCAGTTTAGGGAATGCTTTAGATGCCTTATTTGGGAAAATAGATGTTAATAAGAAAAGATTTGAAGAGTTAACAAAATCATACGAGGAATTTAATAAAAATGCTAAATCCTCAAATGATATAACTGATAATGCTACCGCTAGTACAGAAGCACAAATTTTAAAAGTACAAACATTATCAAAGGCATTAACAGACACATCAAAAAGTTATTTAAGCAAACAATTAGCTTTACAAGAACTTAAGAAAATATCAGATGATTATTTTGGTAGTTTAAGTTTAAAAGGAGATGGGTTAAAGAATTTAACTGATCTTACAAATAAATATACTCAATCAATATTAAATCAAGCTCTTGCAAAAGGCTATGAAGATGAGATAGTTGAAACTACAAAAGAATTTAATAAGCAAAATAGAGCTTTATTAGATATAGTTAAAAATTTACCAGCTGAATATAAGCGTGTAAATGATTTAACAAAAGCAAATAAAAATAGTATTACTGATTTTGGCGGAGCTATAAATAAATATGTTTTAGCTGAAGGGGATAGAGATGCTGCAACAAAGTTAGTAAATCAAAAATATTTAGATCAAGCAAGAATTGTATCTGATTTAAGATTAAAATTAGATGAGTTAAAGAAAGTATTTACCGAATTAACAATAGAAAACTTAGATAATAGTGTTTTAGATCCTGTAAAAATTAAAAAAGTAAAAGATGAATACAAGGATTTATTTCAAAAATTACCAGCTAGATCAGCTGAATACATTAAGTTTTTAAAAGAAGCTAATAAATTAACTGAAGATAATATTGAGTTAAATAAAAGAATAAGAATTGCGGTAACAGATGTAGGCGGACCGATGGCTAATGATTTAAAAAGTCCATTTTTACCAGATAAAGATGATATTAAATTTTATGAAGATGCTTTAAAATCTTTTGAGTCAATTACTCAAAAATATAATGATAGAATATTTGGAATATTCAATAGAACATTAAGGCAACCAATTGAGGATTTATTTAATACATTGCTTACAACTGGAAAAATAGCATGGGCTGATTTTGGTAATGCGGTTGTATCAGTATTAAAAAGAATTGCAGCTCAACTTATCGCAACTGGTATAGCAAGTCTAATTGCAAATATATTAGCACCTGGTGCTGGTATTGGCGTATCTGCTGGATTAAAAGGAATAAGCACTGGTGCTTTGGGGGATTTTTTAAGTGTAGGTGGCGGCGCTAATTTTGGTGGTGTTGGTCCAGGCGGTCTCGCAATGAGTGGTGCAGTAAGCCTAAGTCTCAGAGGTTCAGATTTGGTGGGTGCGATAAATAGAACAAACACTAATATTAATAGAATTGGCTAGAAGCGAAAAATATAGGATTGAATTTAAAAGCAGAGAAGGTGATACTTGTACTGTTCAATTATTATTTGAAGGTTGGACTGGTGGTGTTACATATCTGACTCCAGCCGCAAGGCCATTTGTATTATCAGAATATAATACAGATGAGAATTTATTCAAGCCTTATAGACCGCAACAAGCTACGATAAATATAATAGCAAGCGATTCATCGGTAACGATGGACAATTTTGTTACAAATAATGACAATGACATTGAGGTAATATTCTCCTTTGGTAGTTTTAGCCCATATTGGTATGGGTTTATTTTACAAGATAACTTCCAAGAAACATGGGTTGCTGGTGAGCACGTTTTGACGCTTACTGCGACAGAAGGAATAGGTCAATTATCAGAAAAGCAATTTAGCAATAACGGTGCCGAGGTTGTAGGAAAATTAACACCTTGGACTGCTATTGGTTATTGCCTAGAAGAATCTCCACAGAGCTTAGTACAATCTAGGGTTTACAACTCTTTGTATCATACATCAATGAATAGCACAAACACAGATATGTGTTTAGATCAGTGTTATTTTGATGCTAGGACTTTTATGCAAGAGCCTAAGCAGTATGATAGCAAACTTGAAGCATTAAATAAAATTAATACATCATTTGGCCAGACAATGTTTCAATACAAAGGCCAATGGTATTTCCTTAGATTAGAAGATTTATATATACCTACGAATGTAAATTTAAGAGGCTTTAGGAATCAAGTAGGTGGAGGCAGAGCAACGGTAAATAGAAGATACGATGCAAATATTGGAGTAGGTCAAAATATGCAACAGATTGCTCCAGAGATGCTTAGATACATTAACAGACGCACAAAGTTTGATAGTGTTATCAAGCAATATGAAATGTTTCCAGAGGTAGTACAAAATTCTTCTTTTACAAGGGGCGCACTTATAAGCTCAAATGCTTCTCTTAAATTATATGCTTTAGATAACTGGAGTTTTTATTACGGAACCTGGTTATCTCAAACAGTTAACACTGGTACCAGAAATATATCTGAGGTTTATGTAGATACAATACTGAGCGAAAGATATGCTTATTTTAGATTAAGAGATAATGAGTTTTCTTTTATTCAATCTGAATATACATATATAAGAACACTTGATACTATTAAATTAACATTTGAAGTTAAATATAAAGACTTTGATCTTTCTACTTATGCAACACCTAGTTATCAAAGTCAAGGAGTAATAAGTTTTCAAGATAAAGATATATTAATCGCATCTTTATATTTAGAAACTGCATTTGGTAATTATTGGTTAGATAAGGAGGGTAAGTGGGTTTTAAATGATGTTACCAAAACATATCCAACTGCTCAGATAAGAATGGTCGTTGATCCAGCAAAAGATATTTATGCCACAGATTGGCAGACCATTTCAGTAACATCTGAGCCAATGCCTTATGCTGGTAAATTTAAAGTGCAATTTTGGGGATTTTTACGAGATGGGTTTATTGACAATCAGTTAGAGATCAAGAACTTTTCTCTTGAGACAATCCCAGTATTTAACGTAGATGAAAGAAGATCAAATCTGACTGGACATGAGGTTAAATATGAAAAGAGTGGAACGCTAAGAAACGCTTCTGAAAATTATACATATTTAGAGGACAACGTATCATATAACTTTAAGGGTAGCTTATTTGAATCAGATCAATTGACTTTTACGAACGCAGAATGGTTTAGATATAGATATGCAGATGAGAGATACCCATTCTTGCAACAAGCATTAATACCTTATTGGGAGCATAATAGGTATAATAGAAATAAGATTGATGTTAATTGTTACGGACTTAAATTTAATAGTGGTGCAGACCCAATTGGTTTAATCAACACATTTATATTTGTTGATGATGACCCAAATAAAGTTTATTATGTTTTAAACATGAAAGAGATTGATTTCTCTTCGGCTACTTGGAGTGCAACACTTATTGAAGTTTACGATAGTGTAAAAGACCCTGGGGCAGATGTTACAACTGGTTCTTATTCATCAACGAATTATGTTCCATGGACTATTGTAAGTGCTGCTGACTTTACGTTAGGCGGTACATCAAATATTACTTATAATGGTTTAAATAACCTTACTGTAAATATTACTTGCAATGTATCTGGTTATGTTACATCAAACGGTACTACTCCAGTAAATTTTGAGCTTAGAAAGAACGGTACCGCTATTAATACACAAAGTGTTAATATCAATAACTTGCCTGAACCATTTAATGTGGATTTGAGTACAAATAGTGTAACACTCGCAACAAATGATATTTTGACTGTTTGGATAGATACCAACATTTATTCACTAGACTTGAACGGAGGAGAAATGACATTTAGTTATACGGCGTCAAATGCACAAACATTTGACACTTATATAGATAGATATTTAACAAATTAATATGGCAGAAGTAGTAACGGCGCAAGGTTTAGTTTTAGCATTTACGAACGCAAGTGGTAATGTCTATCCTTTTGCGTGTACTAAAGATGCTACAATAAGTATTACTAGGGATTTTTTGGAATTGGCTCCGAGAACGAACGGAGTTTTTAGGGAATATTTGCCTAATAGGTCCAGCTTCTCAATTAGCGGTAGCGGTCTAGTGAAGATGGTACAATCAAATTTGCAGCCTATAACTTTTTTCGATAATTTTATTGAAGGCAGTGATGCGGCTTTTGTAGGGTATTTGGATATGATTGATGCAAGTGGTAATTACAAAGTGTACGAATTTGACTGCATTATACAAGACTTATCACTAAGCTCTAGCATCGGCCAAAACTCTAGCTATAATTTTACTCTCCAAGGGACTGGTCCTTTAACTGAGATTACAACCGTAGATAGCTACACCGTAGCAAGCGGTACAATCACTGGTCGTAACCCAGCTACCTTTAAACTCGTGGCAGTTGGCATAGAAGGCACTTGGTATTACAACTACACTGTAACTGGTACATCTCCTAATTTTGTCATTAGTATTGGCAGCTCATTTAACGGAAAAGTAGTAAAAGCGGTATATATCGCATTGTAAAAAATTATGTAATTTTAATAGCAAATGGAAGCAAATTTCTGGTTAGTTTTAGGGGTACAAACAATAGCAT